AAATAATTTTCAATCCACTCTTCTTTTTTCGCACTATTGGATGTTTTAAAATCTACTACAGATAATTTACCATCCCATTCGGCAATCATATCTACTGCACCAGCTACTTGATACTCATCTGAGTAAAGGTAGTCTTCAATGCAGTATATTTTACCTATATGTCTCTCTAACTCTTGTATCGCTTCTAAGAACAAATACCAAACGCCTGGATTTTTAGCGAGTGCATTTGCTTTAAATAGATCTACATCTGTTATTTGATTCAAGAAGTATTGTTCCAGTAAATTATGGAACTGAGTACCCCTTGTGGTAGATCGTCTGGTGATACGATTTGCCTCTGCATCACCTACACGTTTTCTCCACTCGTATATGGCCTCTTTTCCTCGTATTGAAAGTATTGTTGTTATTGATGGATATATTGATCCTTGTTCATTAACGTAATGTCTTTCTCCTGCAATATTTTCTCGTTTTAGTTTTGGTATTCTTGGTATGTCTATATGATCGTATTGTTTTTGTAGTATCACCTTATTATTCCTTCTTTGTATTCGACCTTTCCAGCAGTTTTCATTGCGGTCATACACTTCTTACGATTCTCCATAAGACTGTAACTACAATGTACCCAACCACTGTTTGGATCTTTTCCATTATAAAATTCCAGAATAAGCTGATCGAATTCAAGAGTATCCCGAATCCATTCTGCAAGATCTGGATTAGACACGCTGTAACTTTCAAAGTCAGCGGCCTGTCCATGACAATGTTGACTCCTATCGGAACCGCCCACTGCCTTATTCAAGTCTGGGCTACGATAGCCCGAGTTTACTGTAATAACTCCAAATTCATCCCTGACTGGCTGAAGAATATGAATAGCAAGATGTGTCATATTCACTAAATGTTCAAGATCCTTTGGAGTATTATCTATACCAGACCTTTCTGCCGTTGCAGACTTTGTTAATTCTCTTAGACTGAAATTCTTAGATAATCTAATCTGCATTTGACTCCTTTTTCTTTCTGGGTTTTCTAGGTTTCTTTTCTGCTGGTTTTTTCTTCGCAGGAGCCTTCTTTACAGGTTCCTTCTTCTCAGCTGGTTTCTTTCTAGGTTTTCTTTTTTTAACCTCTGGTTCCTTCTCCAGAGTTTTCTTCACGGCTTCTTCCAAAACTTCATCCGTTGTGGTGATCTCTTTTGGTTGTTCCTTCTCAACTGGTTCATCCTGTAATTCAGGTTTCAAATCACCCCAGAACCATTTCTTAACATTACTCCACCAACTCATTCTGAATCTCCTAAGTGAGTATTATATTTTTGAACGATATACGACCTGACAAGTCCACTACGGACAATATCACCTATATCAAATTCACAAAGATGAAACTCTTTCATCTCGTTAATTATTTTCATAAAATTACCAAGGCCTTCTCTTTCTCTTTCCTTGGATAAATCGGACTGATCAAAGTCGCCACAAAACATAATCTTAGAGTCTTGACCTACTCTTGTCATGATGGTATCAAGCTCATGAAAATTGAGATTTTGACACTCATCAACAATGATGATTGCATTGTCCAAAGTAATTCCTCTCAGGAACGATGTGGACAGAAACATCAAAGAACCCTGTTGCCTCAGTCGATCATACAGAAAATCAAACTGATCCTCTGTAGGCATCTTGAACATAAATCTCACCATATTATCATACGGAACTTGATACAATGCAGACTTATCTTCTTCATCTCCAGGCAAAAAACCAATCTCTCTGGTAGGCATCAAAGACCTGACCACATATACTCTTTGATATTGGGTCTTTGGATCTAATACTTCTTTCAGTGCATGGTATAGTGTAACAAAAGTTTTACCTGTTCCCGCTGAACCATACAAGAATAAACACTTACCTTTCTTGTATTCCTTTATTACTTCAGTTTGGTTTTTGGTGATGCCTTTGACATCAACCATGTTTTCCATTTTGATTGTCTGTTTTTTACTCATATATCAATATTACTAGCTGGATGGTTTTTCTTGATTTCTCTCATTCTGTCTTTGAAACCATCACTCGTATGTCTATTGAAACCATCCCTCATGGAATACATAACAGATGGAACTTGTGGTACAATTTCAATTGATCCTTTCCCACACACACCACAAGTTTTACCTACTGGAATATTTCTATCAGCTATACGATAGATTTCTTCAAAGTTATTTTCACACTCACTACATTTATACAAATATGTTGGCATAATTTCTCACTTGTTCATATATTATATAGGTTCAACGATAAAAAATATGATCTCCTATTCTTCCAACTTTTGGAAAAGTCTTGGACCATCTAGGGCTTACTGCATAAGTATGGTAATACCTTGCTCCCTCTGTTATGTCTAATCCTTTCGTTTTGATTGCATTATAGGATTCAATTGCAAGAAATGCAATCTTATCTGACTCTCTATAAGCTCGTTTGTTTCTTACATCATCATTTTTTCCATCACAGTACCAACTAAATTGGCATCTGTTCAGTTTAGGATGACCACTTGACCAATGTAGGCCTTGATAGACAACATCACAAATCGTGTTTGGAAATTGTTTATCATGTACCCTATTCAAAGTAACCATTGCAACAGCAAACTGTCCTGCAAATGGTTCGTTTCTTGCTTCAAAATATATGTTTCTTGCAAGACACTCTCTTTGTTTTGTTGCTTCCATAGCAATAGTATTGTAAGTCCATTTTGGAGTTACATCATGATTGACACTTGCAAAACCTACAGGCTCTGCAAATATTGTCAAAGAAAATAACAAAACAATGCTTATGAAAATATGTTTCATATAACCTTGTTCTTCGTGATCCTCAATCTCTATAATAATGATAGGGAACATAATATAATTCACTTCGGCGGATCGTTAAACCGAAATACATTGCTAAATTGTCAGAGGGGGATTTTTACAATGAGGCTAGGTTGCCGCACTCACATCCCCGACATTGGATTTGCATTTAAGACTCCCTAAAAAAAGATTGTATTATATTTATACATCTTTTCTTTGGTACTCATCATCCCAACCAAAAGCCTCTTTGACAACTGCATCAGAGAGTCCTTTATAAATTCTATGTAATTGTTTATCCTTTGTATGTAAAAGAACTTCAGCCTCTGAAGGATGAAGAGCCTCTAGTAACTGAACAAACATTGATTCACGTTTTACTGACTGAATCTTATCATGACCACCCTTTATATAATAATAGAGTTTACTATGTTCAGTGGATAGTCTAGCGTGTTCAGTTCCTTCTGGGGCATCATTAGGAATATATGGGGGAACACCCTCTGGAACAGCTGACAATATATTAGGATCAAATGACCACTTACAAATAGCTCTAAGAGCTGGTGAGTCATTTTCTTTCAGAACCTTTATTTTTTGAGGTTTTGTTTTTGCATTATTAACCTTCTTAAAGACTTCTGAAAGTAAAGGAGTTCTTACCTTTACACTTGGAGTTGGTGGATGACCTTGACTTGGACTCCAACCACTGTTTACTATATCTTGTACTGCCATATTAAAATTCTCCTATGGTTTCGATTAGATTATTAAGTTTCTTCTCTATGAAGAAGTTTAGAAGATCTCTACGTTGACCTTCTGGTTCTTTCTGATACTCTTCCCAAATCTGTTCACACAGGCTTGGTGGAGTTTCATTCAGATCTATGAGTTTCTGGTTTCTATGAAAATTTCTAATTTCTGTTTCTGATCTACCACTTATCTCTGCATTATGTAATACGAAATTTTCAACATACTTTTTAGTTATTGGTTTTTGACGAACACCATCTACTATAGAGTTGTCAGCTGACAGAACATTTGGTATTCCATCACCCTTATCACCTCTAAGGATATGTTCAAACAAGTATCCATGAGGTTCAATCCCATTAACTAGTTTCTTAGTAACAGGACTCCATTGATACACATTATCATACTGATGTAACTGAATGAAGTCTTTATCACTAGAAATAATCATGACCTTTTCATTTCTAGATTCAGTTCTAGAAAGAAGACCAATAATATCATCAGCCTCTGCACCATCTACCTGTACAAATTTATATGGAAATATAGTCTTCAGTTCTGTTTTAATTGTATCAAAACAACCAAAGATCTGAGTCCAATTCAGAGGTGATGCATCTCGACCTGTCTTTCGACCAGCCTTGTATTGAGGAAAGTGATCCTTTCTCCATGAGTGAGGTGAGTCACAACAGATCACCAGTTCTCCGTATTCTTTAGAATAATTAGTTCTGTACATACGTAGACTGTTCAGAACCATGTGTCGAATAAAATCAACATCTGCTTCTGTCTGTCCCTTTTCCATTGACATCATAGTAGATGCCATCATTATCTGGGATAAATCAACAAGTATCATAATTATACATGAGGTTCAGTGTGGCCATGAAGATCTTTAATCTTCATGTTGTCAGTGTGGCACTTATTGTGCTGGATTTTCTTCTTAGGCCATACTGCATAGTACGCCAGAGAAGTTAGTGAAATCACCGCTACGATTACCATAGCGATGAACA